ATTCCGGTTTTCCTTTTTTCTTCAGCCGTGAGCCCCAGCCACACCAAATATGATTTCACATCCTTGAATTTAATCACCCAGACATAGGCCCCGGATGATTTCTTGTGATCGATTTCGTACATTTTCAGGTTTTCCCAATGATTCAGCCATTGGAGAATCGTCTGTAAATGAGAGGTGCTGCGCTTTGTAATCAATCCGAGGTCCCACGAAACGATAAACTTGTTAAAACCTCCGATCGATTTGAATTTCTTTTTCTTTGTGCGGCAGTTGTTCATCATCTGGGCGCTGAACCCTTTCTGCTGCTTGGCCACTTTATAGAGATCCGGGTATCGGGCCAGGTAGACGGAGGGAATGTGTTCTTCAATATCGTTGTCGGTATCTTTGATGCAGTAAACCAGGGGCATCCTTGTCTTTCTGGGATGGAAGATAATGCCGTGTTCGGGCTCACCATCGATCACATCGGGGTCGATAAAGTCTATTTCGATGAATCCATCGTCATGACAGGTGAAACATAGAAACAATTCCCCGCTGATAAATGTTCGAGTGACGAACTTAGGCCAGTAATCATAAAGACGGTTGCGATAATCGGTCTCGGTTTCTTCGATTACCTCATCGATCTTTCGGATATCGGATACGGTCGCAAACCCGTTCCCCGTAAGTCTTCCTACGAGACCCCGGACAGAGGTGTTGACATGAGGATTTGAATGGAATTTGTGCCAGATATGGGCATGAAGGACTTCCCGGGAAATGGGAGAGGCCTCTTTGGTGGGACTTCCAACCACAGAAAAACCATCTGAGTCCCGCACTTTGGTGGTTCCACCACCGTATTGCCAGGGAGCGGAGAATTGATACTCTCGGTAATTTTCCGCTGTGATTTCTACATTTTGCATCGCTATCCGTTATAAATCGTGATACACTTACGTCTCAATATGTCTCATAATGAGACACTTATATCTCACGACTATAACAGAAAAAAGCAATTGTCAAGAAAAAAGTGACTGAGAAGATCAAAAAAAGGGAGTTTTGAGCACATTTGCCTGCCCTAGCCTCGATTCATAACAAATCCTACATACTCGAACAGCGCCAGGTCCTTCTCCGAAATATGAAAAGTTCCACCAGCAGAAGTATGGTTACAAGTATTCTGTTTTCTTTTCCATTCAAGATATCTTGTTACTTTTTCAATAGCATTCATGTCTACCTCCGATAATCCCCCAGCAACCCCTCTGCCGGAAAGAAAGTCCCAAAATCAATATTTCCTTTTCGCTCACGGAAGTCGGTCACTGAAAGCTCCCGTCCCGCATGAAACGCCCCGCCGATCGTGAAGATTGCATCGTCCTGGGCGCCATTCTTCACAAACTTATCCGGACTGCCAAAAAAACCCGCCTTTTTCCCTGGGGCCGGGGGTTGATGATCAAAAACCTCGGCCTCCTCTTCAAAGATATCATCTTTTTTAAACCCTGCTATCGCAAGGGGTGGAATCTTAAACCGCCCAAATTTAACCGCATTAAACAACTCTGAGAACATCGCCTTTTGCCGATCATAAGTTGCGACCCATAGATCAAGGCCGATATTCCGGTCTTCACACCATGGGGCAAGATCCCACGCTCCCCAACGTTCCCCTCCGATCATGTCTAATCCGTCAAACTCATTATGGATAAACTGGAATTGGTTCTTTATCCCTTCCAGGCTGTGGTCTTCGATATTCGCCATGTGGATGACGATATACAGATATGCTGGGGCCTCCTCATCCGCGACTATAAACGGGTTTGTCCTGCTACCCATCAGACCCTTTGCAATCCCTCCGACAATCGTTCTGGCGGATGTTTTCGTTTTCATTGGATCCCCGCGGTCCAGAGCCCCAATGATTGACCAGTTTGTGTCAAAAATATCACTGAGTTTTTCCAGGTCTGACGCTTCCGCCATCTTAGGCTGATTCTGCTTAGTTCGAAGCTGGTAAACACTCTCGACGGGCCAAAGCCTTCTTTCGATCTCCGTAACCGTTGATCCCGAAGATACTATGTCAATCCCGTCCGTGGCAAACTCCGCCTTTTGTTTGTAGAACTTATCTCTCTTCAGTATCGCTTCGATAACCGCATTGTGCATATTGGGGGTCTTGTCAATGCCTAAATAGTGTGTGGCCTCAATCATCTCGGGTAAAAAGACTTTATCTCCCCCGGCCTCCCATAAGTTAAGGAAATACCTCTCAAAGTCACCGAAGGGCCACTTTATTCTATAAGAATTAAGCTGGTCATGGGTCATATTTGGGTGCCAGTAATCATCTTGGTCCCCTTCTTTACTGCAACGATAAGAGAAATAAATTGTCGGGTCCTTCCCCGTCAGAAAAGCCTCATACAGACGGTAAAGTTGATGTAGTTTTTCCGATACCGTGGAATCGATTAATCCCATTGCATTGGGGATATTCCGGATAGATCCGTCAAGTTGAACGTAAAAGTCCGACTTTTTCTGCTGAAACATTTCTGAGAACGTATAGGAGTTGATATTCGAGACAATCCCTGAAAAAGATGAAATGGTTTTCATTTCGGACTGGATGGCGCCATGTTGATCCCTGAATGCCATGCTCTTCACCTGGATGGCTTTTCGCCCGAGGTCATCCAGGAGTTTCGGGGAATGGAGAATGAGATCCCGCATAATGTCATAATGAACAAACTGTACCTGATCCTTTGAATTTGCACCGCATACGATTAGCTGCCTGGGGAAGTTGAAAAACCTGTGAAGTTCAATTAAGCAGACCATAAGCGATTTTCCGTCACCTCGAGGCCAACAGAAAACGACCTGTCGATAAACATACGTTCCGTTTTCCATCCTGAGAGCTTCGCGCAGGATATCCTTCTGGGCCTCCCACATATCCCAGTATGACCGGCCTGTCACGGGATGCCTGTCCCTTGGCAAGTTCCCCAGTGGAACCCACACTGGGACCGGGGACCCGAAAGGGGTTATCGAGACATTGATTTTGTCCTCGGCCCACCTGATCATCCCTTCTCCGCCGTCCCTGTAATCCACGCCACTTTCATTTTCCATTATTTTTTCTTACCCGCCTTTGCCTTTGCGACCATATCCTCATAAGCGCCAACTCGACCGCGCTGCATGTTGTCGGGGTTAAGTAAGTCTAAACTCGGAGATGGGAGGGCTTTATCATTGCCAAACTTCTTTTCCCATTTCTTTTCGAGGTTCAGTTCCTTGAGTTCAATTCGGAGCTGGTGTAAAACCTCCCGGATTGACTTAAACTGTGGATATTCAAACTTTCCCCCAGCCTTATTCTCATACGTTGTTCTCTCCAGGTTAAATGTGTCCATGTGAAAGCGGATTAGCTGGTAATAGAGGGGCATAAGGTGTACGCCAATCCGATCGAGCTCCATCTGGTTCAGGACATCCCCAATCCCATACTCCACATCCACCCATTCCCGATACAGGGAACTTAAAAAAACATAGGCATAGGTGCATCTGGAATCAGCGCTATTTTTAGCGGCGTATTGGCAGAGGTCCTTAATGGGGCAATTATCTTTAAGGCATGGGCCAACCTGGCCAAGGAATCTCAGCTTTTTCCCTTTGACTAATCCCACTTGAGTTTCGAGTCGTCCTAATTTCGTTATGTTTAATGCCATTGTTTATTCTCCTTAGTACGCTTCCTCTATAAACTCGTCAGGTATGGAAAAAACCCTATACGTTCCCTGCCAGGGTAAAGGCCGGGACAATACCCGTATATCGCTTAGGGTCAGTCCCCAAAATCTCGTACAGTCGCACAGGGCGTAAAGCTCATCATTAACGGTCAACCTTCGATGCTCCGCCGCAAATGCCGTACAAAGAACGGTCCCGAATCTCGGATCCGTAATCTTTCGTCTATCCTCAGACATAGCCAATTCCAGTTCCTCAAGTGTTTTCTCCCATTGATATTCGGTAAGATAGGGCCTGGCGAGGGAAAGCCCTTGCGGGTCCATAAGTTTCGAGGCATGGATGGCAATTCTTTCGCCAGCATAACTTTGCCATATTTTCGGCTTTACCGCTCTCGCTTCAATCGTCTTCCATCCCCATAATATCCAAAGCGCCCAGGGGTTCCTAATCGTTATCGCTTTCATTTCCATCTCCCCTTTCTCTTTATCTCATTCCAAGACCATAAACACTTACCCATCCGATACTCCGGGGCACGGATCGTACCGCACCATGTTCCGTGCCATGCACAGCAATGTTTTTTGCAAAATCCCCGGTCCACCTCCGACTGATTTGGAAGGGCCTTAATCCTGAATTGCTCTGCTATGGAAAGTTTTTTATTCACTAATACTATATTTCACCTCACCATTCCAAAACGGGACTAAGCTGCACTCCACCACACCGATGCCAAATTGCACCGCACTTCGCATTTACTCGACTGCACTGAACCAGACCCTACCACAGCATTACGATGAGCGCACAGCACATTACCGAAGCAACACCGCGCTTGACTGTACCGATACTCCACCAAGCA